ATGGTGTCCAAGACAATTGTATCGAAGCGTTCGCCATCGTAATGGACGAACTTGCCCTCTTCGATAAGCGGAATCATTCTCCGTGTCCAATCCCAGTTTTTAAACGGGATCACACGGACGTTTTTTTCGATCTCAGGGTGATTTGCCAGAGCCGACGAACCAGCGAGCTCATTCGTAATAAGCGCGATTCGTCTGCCCAATCGACAGGCGAGAACCGTTTTACCTAGGCCCGCTTCCGAGAAAATCAGAACGACCTTGGCCGTGATTTCATCAGGTCGTCTCGATTTCTTTTCGAGCCATTTGAGCATCAGGTCATCAAGTGACCGGTCCACTTCCGCCATTCTCGCCCCCCTCCTTGATTGGAATTAGTGGCGCAACCTCGATTGAATAAATCGTAATTGCGCTCAAGCCGTCCGCAACAAACAGCTCAGCCGCCTTTTTTACTGCGGCTTTTTCGTCGGCCACATTAAATACTCTGCACCACGGATTTGTTGCACCGCGTTCAGAATGCCAAACAGTAGCCGACCAAACAGGCAGATCGAAATCAATGCTACCGCTCACGACGAATCTCTTCCAAGGGCGGATACCCATAGTCGTTCTTCTTCAGCGTTGCCGCAATGACGTCGCTGGGATCCTTGCCCTCAAATGTGATGTCGCAAAGATCCTTGAAGTCGCAATACTGGCAGGCCATTGAACCCAAAGCGGCTCGGGCTTCGGCGACGAATTCCTCCCACGAAAGCCGCTTGTAATAGGCCAGCTTTACCGCCGTCTTCATGTGATTGTTGAAGACGCTTTCGAGACGAGGGGTGGTGTAATCCTTGAAGCTACGCCGAAACAATGTGAACGGGGTCGCATTGTTGAGGTTCTGAATCTTTGTGTTGATCTGGTTCACAATGACTCGACGAACCACAGGCTTTGGCTTACCCGCAAAACGGGCAGCACGCAGAGCAAGAATGTACAGCGGGAACTGTGAATTCAAATTCAGCTTGTAGTCGGGCCAAAAGCCAGCGCTGAACTTGTGATCGAGCGGCGACGTTTCACCCTTGAACTTACCAGCCTTCTGGTAAATGGTGACATCAAGCCTGCTCGGCAAATAGAAGTCGTGCTCACCCTCAAATTCCTGAGCGTGGAAAGCTTCGACTTCGAGAATTTCCCAATACTTGGCGTCGTCCTCATAGTGCAGGAAGTACTTTTCGAGGACATCGTGAAGCCAATTGAGCATGTTGAGACGCTTCGGGTCACAAAAGTCACCAGCGAGGATTTCCTCTTCGCGAAGCTTTTGAATCTCCTTCATTGCTTCGCTTGCGGCGAAATCAGGGTCTTCGCCATCGCGCAGACCCTTATAGTATGTTTCGAGTGCAGTATGTCCAATGATTCCGCGCATGCGGGCATCAGACCCGCCGGACTTTGTGTAATGCATTTCGGGGTGGAATGCGAAACCCCAAGCCAATTCGCATGCATATGCGCCCATGGCTTCAGTGTTGGAAATGCCAACCTGATTGGTCATGCTCTTACCTTTTCTTTTGTGCGCACATTACCGTCGGCCACAACAGTAATATACTGAGACTTTTTGCGTTACTTCGGACCGGCCAGTCTTTAGTAACAAGGCGGGCAATAAAACGTTCGCTCAATCAGTTTGCCATTTGATAGTGAGACTATTTTGGATTCCCACTTTGGGTCACTGCGAAGCAAAACGAATTCACCACCACAGTCAGCGCAATCGCGCAAAACGACATCCGGTGATGGCTTGCCACAGAGGCAGCATACCACATGGCCGGTACCCGGTTCGACCACCCATTTAGCTTGCTTTAGGCCGAATGAGTGATAACAGGCGACTTGGGTGCGTTCAGCCGTGGTTAGGCGTTTTGGTTCGTTTGTCACACTTCGCCCCGTATCGCGAATACGCCGCTGTTTTTGAAATGCCCAAGACCCCACCAATGTCATTCCATGACATGTAATTTGGATCAGCCTTTGGGAGATTATTGGCGTCGAAAATTTCGGTTTCTATGAAAACATTCAGGATGTCAACCATCTTTTGTGCAAGACGAATTCTTTCGCAATGGCTCCCTCGACTTGTTTCGAGAAGTCTGGAAAGAAAAGCTCCAGCACGAATCAGCTTTTCACGTTGCTGCATGACGCCCCCTATATAACTTAACCTCCTTCCCTTCTCGCCTGAATTCAGGGCTTGAACCGGGTCGCTGTCCATTTTTACAGTCCTCTCACCAATCTGTTACGAGGTGACGACATTCGTTCACTCGATGGGGTGAACTTCAATGTACTTTGCTTCCATTACCCGAGGCTTACATGGGTAAAACTCCCCCATCGTGCCCTGAAGAATTACATCGCCAACTCTTGCTTTACTTGTACCTTCAGTTGTCTCAATACACAAGACCTCTCGGCCATTTGCTTTTTCGATAAAAGCAAGGGGCCCGCAGAAATCGCGGATCTCATCAAAATTATCGCCAGTCCATACAATTCCAGTCACTTCAACTGGTTTGGCGATGTAGGTTTTAATGGTCATAAAGCGCCCCACCCTCATTTTCCCAAGCTGCAATAATTGCTTTTTCCGCCCTAGCCCTTCTCCTTTGCTTCGTACTCTTTTTCACCCCCTTCCCAGTTCTTGACGTAATGTGCCAAATGTAACCCTCGCAGATATCGCAAAGGTAAGCCCTCAATGGCTTCTTAAGCTTGCCCTGTAAGCCTGAAATCATGTACTCAGCTTTAGACCTATCCTTAAATACCCATTTCTTTTTGCATTCAGTCCTTCGCCTTGACAATCTTTCGGCCTTCCCAGAACTTTTCGTTTTCCAACAAATCTTCCACAGTCGCCACAATAGGCTGATGCTTCGTGAGAATGTATTCGTCACGAATGTACACTTCGTCATTCAAAGTGTGCCACCTGTTATGACAACTGTGACAGATTCGGTGAACGTTACCCTTTTCATTGCTGGTGGTGTTTTTATCGGGCCCATGATGACGCGCCTGCTGAACATTCGCAGCGCAGCCCGTAATTGGGAACTTACCCCCACCGCAATTCTTCTTCATAGCCCATTCGCAAGTGCCCGGGTTAGCTTTGTCAATTGGGTACCAGCGTGCGGCTTGCTTTCGGCCTGTGCTATTTTGGTCGACGTACGTTGAGGGGTCCTTATAAGTGCGTCGCTCTACTTCTTCCTCATCTTCCGAATCAGTTTGGTCACCAGCCAAATCGCTAGTGTCCAAAACGTCACCAGAAAGATCAGGCTCAGCAGGTCCATTATTGCATTCCTCTACAGTTCGGCATTCATGTTCAAGACCAACATAGTGAGCGACGCACTTCATAAGCCCCCAAATTACCTGACTATTGTCTTACGCCCTCGCATGGGGCGAAGAATCAAATTGCGGTCGAGGAGAATTTCCCTCACCCTGGTAATGGTATGTTCGCCAACTTTGTAAATATTGACAAGAGCTGCTGTAGTAGGAATCGCTTCCGTCTGCTTATAAAAGCCCTGTTCAATAGCAGCCTGTAAATCATCTGCGATTTGCCGAGCCTTTGTTTCACTGTAAGGGGTTCGACCCCGCTGCTTTCTCATTCAGGCATACCATCCTCGTGCCACTTCATGTGCTGAAACTTAATGTCTTCAGCTTCGTCCTGGTCGTCGGTGAAATCAACTATAGTGTTAATGCACCGCTCGTGATTACAAATGATGTCACGCCAATAGTTTTTAGGGTTAATCCTAATCATAACCTCAGGTACGTCGCTCAAAGGTTCACTCCGAAATTCCAGCCACGTTGTTGCCATTAGGCCACCTTTTGACAAAACGGTTTTGGGTACAAAATTAGCGGCACTTTTGGGAGTCTGCGCCACAGTTGTTTGAACATAGTCGGAGAATGTTCAAACGCGTGAAAGTTTTTGGTGGCCGCCTCAAACTTCACACTGCGCGCACTTGCCAAAAGTGCCGCTAATCTTAAGTTTCCCCTTTCCCCCCGGTGTAAGAAAGGTCAAGAACCACCAGGGGGAATTAAAGGGAAGCAACTGCCCCAGGTAGTCTCGAACCTAGGGCAACCCGCTCACGAGTAGTATAGCCCAAAGGGCAGGCGTAGGAACCCCTGACAAGCCTCTCAGATCGTGTGAAATGAGACAACTTGTGTTGTGCGGGGGATCACTCGCCTAGAGTAGTCACCTTGCGTACCGGCCACTAGTGCGCTAGGTGACTGAAAACTAACCCTCCAAAAACCAAACCTGATTCAAAACGTTAAGCTCATAATTGAAATGATGCTCAACGCCTTGAACGGTGATGGTTAGCTTTCCGTCTTCGTCTGACACTTTTGGCTTGATGCGACGCCTAGCGCAATCAAAAAGTAGCGCCAGCAATCGGCCGACTTCTTTGTCGTCATTCATAGTATTCCTGAAAACCTTCCGGCATTGCAACGTAAGTGAAGTAACTTTTCACTGTACTGTAATCATTCCGCCATGGGCCCAATCGACGCATATCAAATGGGTAGATAAATCGCTCATCCAGGAAGCGAACGAAATCGTAACCCATCCAGATGGAGTCTTTGGGGATCGTGGACCGTTGAGAAAACATCTTCAGGTCTACTTCTAAAATGAAGGCCCCAAAGATTACTTCACTTTCCTTCAGGTAGAGTCTCATCCCTCAAGGAACTTTCGCGCCTGCTTGTAGAATTCCATAGAAACGATTACTGCAACATCCTTACCCTGAAAGGTGAGGAAAGTTGGTTCGTTTCCATACTGAGCTCTGCCTACCGCCTCTGAAAGTTTAGCCCTCGCTTCCGTCATTGGCAGAGTGTGTTTTTCGTTTTCAGCCTTCAAGGAACTTCCTCATCGCCTCGGCCAAATCGACATCGGCCTGGAATCCGTCAAGCATTTGCTTCTTCTGCTCCTGAATTGCATCGATCAATTCAGTTGCCGTGCCCTTGCAATGCAGCATGTGCACAATGGATTCATAGTCCGAGTCGATTCGACGCAGACGATCCATTGCCTGCTCTTCCTTGCCCGGGTTCCATTCGCGCTCAATCATGAGCAATTGCTGGGCGCCATTCAGGTTCAGACCCACCGATGCAGTCTTGTACTGGCAAATAAGCACGTCGTACTTGTGGTCGCCAACCTTTGTATAGTTGGTGTTGAAGTCGTCGATGCATTCTTGGCGAAGCGAATCCGGCATACCGCCAACAATCTTGGCTACACGCAGACCCTTTTCCTTGCAGCGTCGCTCCAATTCAGTTACCACGCTGCGGAACCAAGTGAACACTACAATGCGGTCGCCATCTTCGACGGCCTCGAAAGTAATGTCCTGCGCCTCATCCATAATGATGGATTCACCAATTGGCGGAGTGCCAGGCGGCGGGAAAACAATCTGAGGGCTGTAACACTTACCTGGTTCGTCCTTGTCCTCATTCCAGCAAAGCGGGTCATGAGGGCAACCCTTGATTTGAATTCCATCCGGCCAACTTGCTGCCTGACGCATTCGCGTATACCACTGCAAAACTGCATCAGTAGTAATTTGCTTGTCTTCCGAGAATGCGATTCGCGCCTTATCCCGCAGCAATCGAATGAATTCATGCTGCCTCGGGTACTGCTCCGGATCCAATTCAAGCCAATGGTGCTTGACTTCCTGTGGTGGCATTTTAACGCCAGCTGAATCACGAGTTCGACCGGTGTACTTCATTCCAAGCTTCTTTAGAAGTCGCTCGGAACCACCATTGCCGAAAGTCCAGATGTACTTTTCGGCGCTGTAATCATAATCCCTATGACAATAGTCTTCGAGAAAGTACTTTTCCTTCGGGAAGCCTGTGCGGTCAATCATGTTGAGCAGAGGGAACAATTCGGCAGGCTTATTCAGAATTGGCGTACCCGTCATGGGGAATACGTTCTTCACTGAACAGAAGTCGCCAAACTTGTCCTGCTCGAATTCACACGCGCCGCACATCTTACGACCCATGCGGTCCACGAATTCCTGTGCACCACATTGCGGGCAAAGATTCTCGGCGTAAATGATTTGCCGGACATCTTGCGAAGTCCTTGACTTTGTATCCTTGAGGACGTGCGCCTCGTCCATGAAAACGGTATCGAAACCACAAGCAATGAGCTTGTCATGGATTGTACGATCCTTACGCCAAACCTCGTAGTTCGTGATGACTACAATTGGCATTGGAATGTGACGGACCATGTCAAGGATATCCGCCTTTACGCCCCTTGCCGTTTGGTTCAGAACGTGCACCAAAGTCGGGTCAGTCCACTTTTTGAAAGCCCGCTCAAAATCAGGCAGCACCGACTTCGGCGTAAAGATGAGAACCTTTTGAGCTTTGCCTTGGGCGCGCAGCATGTCAATTGTAATGATAGCCTGAAGCGTCTTACCCAGGCCTGGCTTATCTGCCAAAAGACCTCGCTCGGCCGAAACCAAACGATGCGCGCCTTCAAGCTGATGAGGCAAAGCCTTCTTGCCGTCTTCAGTACCTACACGCCAAGGCTTGTTTGCTGTTGATTCATTGAGCGCCTTACGCATTGCAGCGAGCCGGTCAATTGCTGCCAGCTCTTGCAGAAGACGTGCACGCTCACGCTCGTAGATTTCACGAGTACGCTTGTCTTCACGGTTTTGTGTGTCGTTGTAGTGAATTGCCTCATCGATTGGCCTACGCCTACGAAGCAATTCAGTTTCGAGCATGCTGAAGTACGCCTTGATTAGACGCACGCGGTCAAGCACGTCTTGAACTTCGAGCTTACTGAATTCTAGCTCGTCGTTTTCTTCTTTGCGCAGATCAATGACACCACTGATGTCAGGAATACGTACATTGAGGAAACCCAAGCGCTCGAAATCGTCATTCGACATACGCTTGTCGTAGCGATCCCCGCCAAATTGTGCTTCGAACGCTGACATATCGATGCGCTCGGACATTTAGGATTAGCCCTTCTTCTTTGACTTACGCTTGCGGCAGGGATCGCACAATCTGACAAACCCGCTTACCGTACTTGGTGTAAACCGACGCTTACAGTCAATACAATTCATCGGGCGGGGGGTGATGTTGTCATACTTTCCCATTCACTTCACCTTCTTTGTGAAGTAGCCCACAAAAGCATTCACGGTCATGCGCTGATCATTATTGCTGTGCTGATCTGATTCTTTGACGTATTGATACGTCACTTTACCCTGCTCTAGGTTTCGAACAATGACTTCCGTTCCTGCATTGGCTACCCAAACTTCGTTTTGCTCTGGTTTCATTGCTTTTCTCCTAGGTTGACGTAACACACTGAGCCTCCCACCAATTATGACAGGGGTGGCTTTAACTGGCTTACCGCCAGGCCAACTCCCTTCGGTCGCTAGCCAGTCGGCAAACCAGCCTGCCATCCCCCGTCAAATTGGCGCTCAGCGTGTTACTTAACCACGTACCCCTTACGGAAATTGCCCGGCTCGGCGAATTCGATGAGATCGTCCTCGCGCAGAAGTGAAAACACTTCGCTCGCGGTCTTTGCGGTAATTTCCTTTTCAGCCATCATTTGCTTTTGGGTGACGAAATTATCCCGCGACACGAAACGCTTGTTAGTCTTACTGGAGATTTCTTCGAAATACTCCTGAGCAATTCGACCAGACAGGTGCTCAACATTGAACCTAGGCCCAACTTTTCCAGTCGGCTCAAGCTGGCCTTCAATCCTGGTCATTGCCTTCTTTGTTGCCTTTGAAGGGCCGAGCTCATTGATTCGATTGCGTGCCGGACGCTCATTGCGAACCGAATGCAGCATTGAGCCGATTTCAGCCTTCCTGAAACCGGTCATTGACTCGATTGTCTCGAAATCGAAGTCACGGTTGAGCTTATCGAGAAGCTTGGCGATTTTGTTCTTTGCTCGCTGCTCGTTGTAGTAACGTACTACTGCGAGCAGTTCCTTTTCAGCGGACGTGAGTGCCATTTAGTCCTCCGAGATCTGAACGCTGACATTGTGCTTGTTGGCGATGGGGAACGTGACCACATCACCATCTACCAGGCTTTCGAAGTTGTTGGTGACAACCTCCTGGCCGTAGGTGTTTTCAAGTTCGCGAAGCAGCGGGTACTTACTTTCGTTTGGGTTGGTTTCGAAGCTGTTCTCGGGAATCTTCTTATCGAGAACCCGCAGAACATACTTCACTAGCTTGACATTCGCCATTTGATGGTGCCTTTCACTGGGGAGTGGACGTGTGGGATTCGAACCCATTTAGCCAACCATCTAATTGGCCACGCCCTACCTATTTACTTGTTCGGCATCAGAGCAATCGCCGCAGCAAAGAAGCCAGCGACAAACCAAACGCCACGAGTGACATTGACCTCAAGGCGAGACATGCTGACCACTCGGTCAGACTTCTTCATCCAAGCCGAAATCGCGTTAACCACTTTTGAACCTTTCGTTCAGCTAGCTTTTGCTAGCAGTGGCCCCGTCGGGATTCGAACCCGATGAAATGACCTGGAACGACAAACAATTAGCGGAGACTGGAGCCTTAACGCTAACCATTTGGCTTTCATTTCAATTCCTAGCGGGGCCTTGACCCCCATTGCTGGGGGCGTTTAGCTAGATAGCCGGAATCAAGTGCGGGTAACCCCACGGCTCTTGAGTCTCGACCAATACATGTCCGTCGCCACCGATTCGACGAAAGTCCTTACTGAACTTCATGCAGTAAGGACCGACCGAATCGCCGCCCATTCCTCCACGCTCTACAACCTCTTCGCGCGTGGGGATTTCCCATTCCTCTTCGGTGTAATACTTCCCACCCTTCTTGAAGAGAATCACCTTTGCCTTAGGTCGTTCAACCTTTGGTGAAGTGAGCGAATCAATCGCCAACTTTTCACCGGGCGGGTATGGTGTACGTCCGTGCTCGCTGAATTCAGCGTCGTGGCTTTGCATTTACCTACTCTTCTTTCGCGGCTTGACCTGGGCTGAAATTGTAATACCTGGGCCTTCGGGGTAATTTGGTTCCTTCTTCGCTAGATCCATTGCCTCGTTTGCACTGTACGCTTTGATTTCCCAGCGGGTGAAATTGTTTACCTTCACCAGGTAGGTTTTGCGATTCAATTACGCTCCAGGAATGCAGAAGATGCAAGTGCAGTCGACACAATGCGTTTCCGGGTCGTCAGGGTCGTAACCCAGAAACGGACATGGGTCGCATTCGCATTCGGGGTTTGGCTCTTCGGGTTGCTTTGTGATTTCGCCGCTGCTCACTGCCACATCATTCCGCACGAATTGCAGGTCCAGGGGCCATTTCCACTTGCGGAGCCACCGCAAACGGGGCAATTGACCCTGCATTCCGAACCACTCGGAACACTGCGCAGCGCAATGACAAAACGCTGCCAGATGGTATACTTCTTGCGCATCATGTTTCAGTCCTCGATTTCGAGATGAATTGTGCCGTGACCCTTGAAAGTAATTGCATCCCCACGGAGCAAGTTCTTCCATGTTTCTTCTGACAGGTTGTAATCTAGCCAGTAGGCCTCAATGAACTCGCGAAGCCTTTCATCAGTCGAAGCAATGAATTCTTTTACTTCAACTTCGAGTTGGCAAGTTGTTAAGTTCTTGTAGGTGGCTTCTTTGAACGCATGATATTTCAATGGTTCCCCTCAATGTGCGGGAACATCTTACGCATGAGTTCATGCTCGGTTTCGTGTGCGCCCATAAATCCAGCCACGGCGCTTTCCATGAACGGCCCCAATTCGGCACGGAACTTGAGGAACCGAATGTTGGGCAGGTCGACACTAGGTTGAGATGAATGCTTCACTCGCATTACAATGAAAGCCTGAGTGAATCGCAAATTGTTGCGCGACGCATCATCACGCGTTGAGTGATGTTCCACCTCAACGTTACCGTTCGGCATAAAATACACCGTAGTGTAGGGCCAATTGGTTGGGTCGCTGTCGGTTGAAAGCTCTTCGCGAAGTTCGCTTTCGAGTTCGCGATTCAGCTTTGCCCTTTCGAGCAGGCCTTCAATTGGCGAGCCGCTAACCCTTTCGGTTCGCATCATCTCTGCGTACAGATGAATTTGCGAATCACTCGGGGCGTTGCCCTTGAGTTCATTTGCGTGGGGAAGTTCTTCATGCGTCACGTTTAGGCGACCTTTCTTTTATGGAGAACAATCTTGCGCTCTAGGCCAATATCGTCGTTCACGTCAACTGTGTAGTCAATTTTCCAGTCGACTACTCGCAAGAATGAAAGTTCCTTCGCGTGCTCGGTAAGCACACTACGAACAAACTCTCCTGCAATTTTGAAGTCATAGCATTGTGCAATCTGGCAGCACACTTCCAAGAAGTCGTGTGTTGTGCCATGATGTATGAATGGCCCATCCCCATCATCTAGGCCATGGAACCAAAACTCAAACATCGCTCTCAGGGTCCTCCTTTTCAAATGAACACTCGCCATGCTCATTGTGATGGCGTCGGTGAGTTGCTGACGCCTTCCAAATCTTTGGGTAGTTGCAATTGGCGGGGGTGCTTTCAATGTCACCCTTGAATTCAGCCCAGCGAATTGCACCAAGAATTGCACCAGCTGTGCGGCTAATTGAACCGTCCTTTCGATCTGCCCATGCTACAAGTGCGGCAGCAATTTCACGGGCAGTGCGGGGATTAACGGACGGCGCAACCAATTCACCACCCTGTTCGTCAATGAAACTGAAATCAGTCTCCCGGAGCTTAAGGTAGGTTGCTGAGTCAATTTCCAATTCGTATGGCATGCCCTCGGTGATTGCGTCGATCATTTCGACCACTTTACGCGTTTCCATTAATGCACTCCTCCTGGCATTCGTCAGAGCAAAAGATACCGTACTGGCGTGCGTTATTTTTACAATTCTCGTTAACGCACTTCATTTCGATGACTTCTTCAGTGGTCACGCCTATTCACCATTTCGTTCATCGCAAGAAACGCTGTGGCCCTGACGAGTTTGGCAACGTGCGCAGCAAAAGCCCACAAAGTTAAATTTTGCTCTTGCGTATTGCTTTCGGTTACAGATTTCGTCTTCGCACTTTTCTGACTTCAAGTCAGGGTGCCTATTTTCAGTGTTCATGTCCGCATGCACCCTTCTTCTTGAGCTCGTAGTGAATGTAATCGAGAGCGCGATTGGCGTCCCGAAGGGTTGCGTGGTCGCGTTCCTTGTTGGCTTGAAGTGCAATCTTTCGCAGGTCGCTCTCATTGCGCTTCAAAGTTTCGACGCTCATAATGGGCGTCATTCGTGCGTACCAATCGGCACGCGAACCATTGACCGGGTGACCCTTCTGGGGCAATTCGAATAGGGCGCAGAACTTAATCAGCGCGTTCATTTCGTCGCCGTTTTCGGGGCGCATGTCCTGCTTGACGTTACACCAAAGAATGAACGCCCCGGCCAATTGGCGAATTGTGGTGACATCGTAAAAATTGTCAACAAGTCGATGCCCCTGTTCGTCGACCATGTCGATTCCCTCGGGGCAAATGCGAACCCAAGTGGCTTCATCGATTTGGAAGTCGTATTGTTCCTCCTTCTGAATTGCACTGACCATTGCGCGCACGTCTTCAACGTTCACTTGTCCAGCTTTCCATAGTAGAAGAACATTCCAACAACAGCAGCCAGAAAACCAATGGCCACAAGCGCCATTTCCATTCGAGTGTCGGAATAGACTAGCGCGCCAATGAATGCGAAATAAATGGCGGCCAATCCGTAGCCGAACTTAATTGTTGCTTTCACTTCTCACCTAACCTTTCAAGGCCCGGCTCAAAGCTGGGAGACTTTGAGCCGGACGTTCAATGGATCAGGGCTCCATTTCAATTCTGACTTGAATTCCCTTGAAGGCTGCGCCTACCATTGCTGCGCCGCACAGTATTGCGACCAGTACGAGCACCTTTGAGAAAGTCCGCCGAGCGGAGCGCTCGTTTGAAATTGAATGGTGCGCTACTTGGTAGCTGTGCTTCGGTTTCCGGTGTTTCCCCCGTGCCATTTGTACTAGCGCCTCTCATTCGGAGCCCCCAACATTTCCCGAGCATGCCGAATGCGCATAAGCTCATGGGTTTCACGGGCTGCGAAATGGTCGACGCAAAGGAAACCAATCTTACCGCCATCATTACGAATTGCGCGTTCACGTTCATCGTGAATTGCTACAAGCGTATTCATCGCACTACGGTACGTGGTCAGAAATGATTCTACTTCAGGCTTGCCAAACTTGTTGGTGAGCGTCAAAAGCCAAAACTTACTGACATTGGCATTAGGGTAAACGTCGACCTCGTCGACAGGGTCATCCCTGCGAACAACAAAGTCATCGAGCCCGTAGAATTCGAGGAAGTCTTCACGACTTTCCTTTGAACAGAAAGCGAACCTTGTTTCACCGTGCGTTTCGGCGTATTCGTCAACCGTGGAGACAGTCATGTCGCGCTTAAAGGGATTTAGATTCCACGCTTCAAGCAATTCGACGAAATGGAAGTGAATGTGCTTCGTGTGCGTAGGCAGCTCATCAGGCCAATTGAGCGAAGTCTTGTAACCTGAAAGACGATCGTGGTCGGCAATGTCGGCAGCCATCTTCGGAATGATTTCATCGAGTCGGTCTTCGATGAGCTTCATTGCCCCCGCGATTTCCACCCGATCCGATTCGGTGAGCATCATGACATTTTGGTCAGCCAGCTCAATCATTCGCTCATACTCGACATAATGGCGGCGCAGAACCTGTGGGGTCATTTGGTGAACATGTTCGGTAATTCGCTCAACCAAACCAGGTTCGTACTTGTTGCCCGGGTAGTCAACTACAAAGTTTGCGATGTCTTTCGTTTCAGTCACTATACCCACCTAACTGGTGCGAGACTTTGTTTGGTGACTGTGGGGGTAAATCAGCCTAGCGAAATGGCCACTAGATCACCAGGCTGAGAGGTTTAGTGATGGTGCGGAAAAGCGCAGCCCCACGATGTATTACATTCCGCCAAATGATGCTCTCGGCTCTTACTTTCGTCGCTTGCGACTACTTCACGACAACTAATGCACATGCGGTCTGTCAGTTCAGGGTTGGTGCTGCAAACGCCATTATCAACATGGATTTTGCGCAGCTCTTCGGGGGTTGGCGTTTCGAAAGGGGGTTCATAGTCCATTACTACTCCGACCTCATGTATTCGACTGCCAACTTGAAAAGCTCGGGGTCTTCCTTTGTGAGCTCACGAACTGCAAGCCCAATTTTGTCGCGGTAGTCTTCAAACCAAACAGCTGAATCAACAAAGCCCCTAAGTTGCGTCAAAGCGAACTCAAGGTCTTGAATTGCCGTGTGCAATTGGGTGTTGACGTTCTTTAGGGCTTCTGAATTACCAGCCTCGCCAGCCGACAAAATGGCAAACAACATCATGCGTCGAATGCCATGCTGCGACTTTTCACTAAGCAGGTTGATGCTCTTTTTGAGAGGCCTCAAATCAGGGTCACTCATCAGCTTGACGAATTCGCCCACGCCGATCAAATTTCCACCGAATGGGACCAATTCATCCTTTGGGTTGCCTGCGAATGTAGCGCTCAACTTGCCATAAGTTTGAGCATTACCCCCAGACTTACCAAATTCTTTGAGCTGCCCAACCTTGCAAAGGCTGGTTACCGCGCGGCGAATAGTTTGTTCGCTCAATCGGTTCACGTGATCAAGCTTGTCATTTACTCGATGCGTGATTTCGCGAATGGTCAGCTTGTCACCATCGCCGAAAACCTCATAAACCCTGCTTCGGTTTGTGAGCTTAACAACTTCCTTTGTGCTTACATTGTCTGTCATCAATTTGATGGTTCACCACCTTTCAATGTTCCAGAAGTTTCGAGGGGTGGTCGGTATGCCCGTTTTTACACGTGGAAGAGAACGTGTCACTCACGTGTAAGGGAACGTGTAAGTCATTTTGGCAATGTGTAAAAGTCGCAGGTCAGAGGGGGTCTGATGTGTAAAAGTCATAGCCGGGCTGCGAGATCGACACTCCTTTCAGTCGGTCTCTCAGCCCCGGCGTCCTGTCTTACAGATGATACAGGAAGTGTCATACACGTTGGGCGGAACGTGTAAATGTCCGATTCGGGGTGTGTTGACCCTCTCTGCCCTGAGTTGGTCTGCTATGGCCCTAGTTAGCCTAGTTGGGGTAGTAATGCTACTAACAAGGCGTTTGGGCTAATTCAAATGTTGAGGGCAAATGTTTAGGGGTGACACTTACAAGTGAACATCCACGAAAACCAATCGCACACTTCATTGCCATCGTCGTCGACATGCTTGCCATCGAATTCGCTGTCATGCTTGATGCAAACATCGTGCTGGTTCTTTCGACAAGCGTTTTCGGGCATTGCTGCTCCCATGCGATTCGCTACGGAAATTCCACGCGGCGAGTGCCTTCACTTATAGGCGGCCGGCCAAGTGCTTTCAATTATAGGTGCGTGGTGGCAACATATATTTGGGCATGAAAAAACCCCCAACCATTTCGGTTGGGGGTTAGATCATTCGTCGCTAGCGGCTTGAATTGCCTCTGCCACCTCAATGTAATCGCGGGGGTCAAGGTCTTTGATTGCGTTGGCAGGCCAATGCGATTCGACTAGTTCAATTGCTTCATCGGCTGTCATTGCGTTGCCTCCTACCCAGAAAAGCCCCACCCATTTGGGTGAGGCTCACTGGTTTTACTTGGTGGTGCTATTTACTTGGTCGCAGGCTTTGCTTCCGGCTTTGCAGCAGGCTGCTTGTTGCTTTCGCTCGCCTTGCGCGTCTCCGACTTAGTGTCAATCTTCATCGGCTCCGGCGCAGCACCAACATTGGCAGCCTTGGGCTCATTGCCATTGGCGTCAACAGGCTTGGTGCTTTCGGCGTTGGTTCCTTCGTCCTTCGCCTTACCAAACTCGGTCGATCGAATGACAACCTTCACATTCTGCGGAACCTCAGTGAAGCTGTCGTCGTTCTTGTTCTGCACACGAATCGTCTTGCTGAAAGTGAACGTGTGCTCTTCGGGAATCTCAGTCGAACTCAGTCCACGGAATGCAACCGGGTTCCCATTGCTGTCCTTGAGGCTGGCAAAGTACGCCTCCTCAAGTTCTTCCTTGGTGACCTTATTCGTAGGCACGCTCTTGCCGTTGAACATTTCGGTGAGCTTATCGGCCGCGTAGGAGAATCGGCCCTTGCCATCGATGTTCGTGCTTTCGCCATTGATGAAGGCTTCACCAATGCGAGTGACGTACTGCTTTCCTTCGCCCGAAGCAGTCGCAGCCTTTCGACCACGCGTCGACTTGAGCGAATCGGCCGTAGGCAGGAATTCCACCAGGCCACCCTCGGGAAGCTTTGCTCCCGTGAGCTTCAGAATGTTCTCGACCATTTCGAACTGCGCCTGAATTCCCTTTCGGGTTTCAGCAATTACCGGCGCAGCATCATTGACCTTCTTGCGGGTGTCGCGCGCCTCCTCCTCAGAAAGCGGAGGCTGCACCTTGGTCTTTGCGAATTCGCGAAGCTCCTTCAGCTTCTTTTCGCTCTCTGCAATGAGGGTCTGATACTCCTCCTCAATTGCAGCCATCTTTTCGTCGCTCGGAGCGTGCGTCGCCCAAAGCGAGTCGAGGTAATCAACATTGTTCGGGTCCTGCGCCCTAGCGGCACTCACCTGTGCAACCCAAATGTTCGACTGGGTCACAAGCGAATTGTACTTGTCGATCTTATCCGTCAGAGGCTTAAGACCAGCCTCCTGAATCCCCGTCGACTTGAGCAGATCAGACAGTTCCTGCATACCCGGCATGACACTCTCCCATGAGTTGGGTTTCGGTTGCTTCCCTGGGGCTCATTCTAGCATGGATGGAAGCGAGAATGGCCACACTTCACCCCTAGTCCAAAAGGGTTCACATGTGTGACCAAACTTGCTGCCACCTAAGCAGATGCTTAGGGGTAGCTTGTCAAGCATTTGGGGATAGCCGAACCACGGAACACCAAAAGGTGACGTTGGCTCAGCTATTCAAACGGGCCTGCTGATTTGACCATTGCTTCCGACGGTTTCAACTTATGCGGTGTGGGAGTACAAACTTCCCAGGGAAGGCAATTTCTGACCTGTCGAATGCGGTGAACCAGTGGGTTCCCGTCGAATGTGCTTGTGAAAGCTGCGCACGTTTCACAACGTTCACGCCTTCAAATGGCAGCAGTATTTAGTTCACAAGTAACGAGCAGCTTTCACCACAATCGCCGTGAGGCGACGAATTTGGCCCGCGCGACCCAATGGACTCGAACCACCTGCAATCGCGCAGCGCTGCAATTCAAATGTAAGGCAGGTCAAACAATGCCAAGTCGGGAGTAAACCCGTAAGGGAGGTACGCGCAGAATGCACGCGCACACTCAATCCTCTCTTGGCTGTCGTCCGTGTTGGCCCGACACCGAGAACATTACGACTGGGGGCTACTAGGTGCAAAAATTCCACCCGCTTTTCCAGCCGCGCCTATGAAAAAACCCGGGGCCGGAACCCCGGGTCAATTCAATTGCTGCGCCTAGTCGCGAGTGATTTCGATTGACTGCACTCCGCGCTCACCTTCGAGCACATCAATCGTGATGCTGCTCACATCCATTGTCTGGATGCCAAATCGGAAGAACCCCTGCGCCTGAGTCGCCACATCGAATGCATCCGACGCGAGCAAATCATTCTGCGTCGAGAGAACCGATGCACCGGGAGTCTTACCGCTCGTGGTGTACGTCGTAATGACGACGCGCCAATTGTTGAGACCCTGAATGCGAACCATTGTTCTTACCTTTCGTTGTGAGGCACGGCCATGCCTCAATTGGCTACGCCTTGGCGACGAACTTGAATGACTTGTCACCAGGGCGACGAATCATGCTGCGCCCATTCTTGCTGCGCTTGAATTCGAGCGCAGCAAAGATGGCAGTGAATTCGTCGGTGTACTCCTGAACAGCAATGGCGTGGAACTCGGACCACTGCTGCTCTTCAATCGCAGCAGCGACGGTGGGGAGAATGACCAGGGCGAATGCGATCGTGAGCGCGACCCAAATTGCCTTGAACATTGACGCCTCCGAATTGAGCTGCTGCGAACTGACAAGCAACATTCAACAGGGGTGGCTTAATGTTGTCTAGAATTCCACTCGCGTTTCCTTTTTATGGTCCACATAGATCGGTATACCTTTTTCAAAGTGTCAACCAAAATCCGCAATGCAATATACGCCCCCAAACCAATTACACACCCCACAAACCAAATTATTGGACCACGTTGAAGTACCCATTGAAATATTGTCACAACACCACCCAAAGCAAGTATGCACAACAATAGAAATGCGGCGAAAGGATCATCGCAAGCGACGGAATACAACAGGTCGAACACTTAGCCTTACCCACTATTTTTGTTTAGAAGCTCTGGTCAACCAAAACTGTTACAAGTAGTATTGAACCACTGGTCAACCAAAACTTAAAGAGGAGGCAATTGTCAATTAATCATAGTTTCACAGGTGAGATCGCTAACCCAATTGTGCAAGCGCGAGTAGACATTGCTATTAGCGCGAATGCTTTGGCTCGACGACTTGGATTTTCGAAGCAATACCTTTCACGCGCCGAACAAGGCACTTACAGCAGTTTGAACCCAGCATTGTTGCGCTGGACGGCAAATGCACTTGGTTGGACATCTGAAAGCGTTGTGAAACGTTACGTGGCATTTCAAAAGGCAACGCGACGAGCAACAGTAGAACGAATTGAACCTGCACCTTTGGTTAGACATTCGAGTGACCCTGGCAATGTGATTTTTGAGCGTTGGCGTTCAGGCTATTGGGTTTCGCCAACAGCTTTTGCAAATGACTTTTGCATTCACCCCGACCTTGTTCAAAAGTATGAGGAGGGAATCACCAAGACGATGCCAAAGCATTTGAAGGCAGCGATGATTGAATTGAAGCTGCTCGATGACAATTGGAAAGATGACATGTTTTTGCCCCAGAAGTCGAGGCCGCAGACGGCCGTGTGAGAGCCTCGCAGGCAACGCCCTACGGTAAGTACCTGGGAGGGGGTCAAGTCCGCGAGAGGGGCCGTTACTCGGGGTATTGGCCTATGAACTGGGCTGATCGGGCTTTCCAGCCGCCTACAGCCCAGCTAGTTGAAAACCACTTTCAGTAAGGAGCTCGGGGCATGAATGTTGCTCGCAAGATTTGGCACAGCATCAAAAGAAACCCCGTAGTGAACTTCTTTGTACTCACTGCGATTGGTCAAATGTCCCAGGATTATCTGACAGGGCAAATTGATTTCGAGCATATCACTGGCTATATTGCTACAGTGCTGATTGGTATTATTGCTCGAATGTTCACTGTACCGGTGACGGAGCACGAGGACATGATTGACAAGATTCGGGGTGACCGCCTTGCCTGAGCTTTCAACCCTCACCGACATTGAACTCGACGTCATCTTTTTCATTGAGCGCTTCACCTCAACAAATGGTGTAGCGCCAACCCGTAGCCAAATTGACCAAAGGTTCACCGGGCTTAGTGACGAATGGTTTGCCGGGTTCAATGCAAACCCACTTGTGCAAAAGAGCTTTGCGGCTAGGGGTATTGTTTACCCAGCCATGCAAGACAAACTCACCGACCAGCAAATGCATGCCATCGCTGTAATGCTCGACAGCTATGATCGACGCAGCGATACCAAAAAGCTGAGCGACATTGGCATCACAACTCGACAATGGTCGACGTGGATGCTGGAAGAAGACTTCGCAAGTTATGTGCGTGACCGTTCGGAACGAATGCTTGAGGGCAGTATTTTCGAAGCTCACAAGGGTCTTGTAAAAGGTGCACGCAATGGCAACATTGCAGCTGTCAAAACGTTGTACGAAATCACCAACCGTTACAGGCCCGACCAAGAACAGCAAATCGATATCCGACGCGTGTTGCATACTTTCATCGAGGTCATCCAGCGTTACGTAAAAGACCCGGTTGTTTTGCAGCACATTGCCATGGACCTTTCAGCAGTGTCGACGGCTGAAAGCTACGCAAACGGTTTGACCAACCAAATGATGAGCGGTGCCCAGAATTATCAAATGAGGCAAGTGGCGGGTCAAACCCAAAGTAACCTGCCCATGCCTGCATCACTTGATGGCGGTGAATGATGGAACTGAAGCCCACAAAGTTCGGCATCAAGCCAGGCCAAACAAACCAACAAGAAAACAAGCCTGACCAATTTGGGCAGGTGCACAATAATCAAAATGATGCTACATCAGGTAATGTTCCAAGTGGAATGGAAAGCCGCCTTCAGCATCGACAGAGCGACGTAGATAGCGCAAAGACTGCACAGCACCACACATTGGGTACCGGACGAAACCAAAGCAGCCCTGGTGACCATATTCATGACGGGGTAACCTCAAAGAAGCTAGGCCCGCTCGAAATGGACCCCACCAACCCTGGTAAAACAAGGCCAGCGCTCACATTGGCTGCCGACGCGGCTTCAATTCGAGCCTTCCTGCATAACTTCATCGAATTTAGGGACGTGTGATGAATAACATCAACCCGAACTTTTGGCTCGTAATCATTAGCGTTCTGCTGCTGCTCATTCTGCTGCTTGGAACGGGTGTAGCGCGTTGATTTCACGGGAAGATTTGGTTAGGGCCATCGATAATTCGACGCCCTATCCAATCGAAATGAGCTATGACGTCATGTATTACATGGCAGGCAAGCTGATGGAGATGTGTCTTATCGAAAAGAACGAATCGCACGAACTTTGGCAGCCTGAGCCCGAACCTGAGCCGGGCCCCGAGCCAGTTGAAATTCCACCCGGAGCACCGAACCCAAATGGTTGAAGAAATAACCCGAGCCTGGCGTTTCATTTTCAATCATCACCCCCGCGGTGATGAAATAATGACCCTGGTAATGGAAGCGCCAGAACAAATCACCACAGCACGATTCCGTAAATGGTTTAACGAGGCTAGGGGGAACTAATGGCAAGACCGATGACCCATACACAGTTTACTGACCTCATGAAGACATGGGGTATTGACACGGTCGACAATTCGCGTGGCGGGGTAAAGTGGTACAACCATAATCGCAATTCAAAAGGTAAGTGGGGCGAAGTTTATGGCTCCATGAATCACCACACCGGCGCAGCCGATAACAAAGCTGGTCGTGACGTGCTTTGGAATGGTTACGCTAGCCTTCCTGGCCCCCTTTGTCATGGCGGCATTACAGCTGACGGCAAAGTTCTTTTGAATGGTTGGGGTCGAACTAATCACGCAGGTCTTGGTGATGATGACATTCTTGACCTCGTCATTAGTGAAGATTACACAGGACTCCCCCGCCCAAATGAAGCAAACACTGACGGGAACCGACGTTTCTATGGTTGGGAGTGGATGTACGACGGTCTTTCAGACCCGATCGAAGAATATCCCAAGCTTTACAAGACTGCTGTCCGACTAAATGCAGCTATTTGCACATTCCATAACTGGACTGCAAAGTCATGCATTGGTCACGGCAATTGGCAGCAGGGTAAATGGGATCCCGGCGTCCGCAAGGGCATAATGTTCTCAATCCCTCAGTTTCAAAACCATGTCGAGCAGGCAATCAAGGAAGGCCCCAACCCAAAGAAGCCACTCCCCCAGCGGCCTACAAACCCTGCGCCTACAAAGCCTGGCTCAATTACAATTGCCAAGGGTGACACTTTGATGAGCCTCGCTGAAAAGCACCTTGGTGACGCAAAGCGTTGGGCTGAATTTGTTCCCGGCAATCCTTCGCTTGTTCGTTCACTTCGAATTGGTGAAAAGCTCACAGTCCCTAAGAAGTAGGTGAATGGGAACACTTACAACCAATCTGAAGTTCTACAAACCAGCAGCGAGCGAATTCATTGACCCAGAGGTTCAGCTAAATCGCAACTGGGATATTTCTGATGCTGCTTTGAAGAGGCTATTGGAGTACGAATACACCACGGCTACGGTGCCGAACGTTACAAACTCGGTTGACCGTGCCAGGTTTTACAAAACGTACTCCAATAGCTTCATGGCTTACTTCAAGTCTGGCAACTTCTTTTACCAGGACCCTAACGCTTTCGTTTCAACGTGGGTGTCAGCCAAAAGTCTTTTGCAGCCTGGCTGGATTGAGCACCCAGATATGCCGCTCTATTACAGGCAAGTCAAAAGGACCGGCGTTGCGAACACAACAGTTGAATGGATCGGGGCCATTCAAAACAATGACCAGGTCACCATTGATGTCAATACCAACATGACATTGATGGACGTCGACAAAATCCCAGTCGGCATTAGGCCTGTTGTGGCGAAGTATTTCGACGTAAACGCTGGCAACACAACAGCCAATTACAGCTTTGCCCGAGTTTTCATTGGCAGCAACGGCACCATGGAAATGAAACGATACGGCGCCAACCCAACAAGCCCCGGCACCGAAAACAGAATTGAACTCACCGGCATCAAATACAGCGTTGAAGTGACGGGAGCTTAATGGCCTACTTCAACTTCAATAAGATCACCCCACCAGCGCCAAATGACCCACTTGTCAATGAAGTAATCCAACTCAATGACAATTGGGACCACCTGGATACAAAGCTAGCACCCTACATGAATGGTGGCTCAATTGTAGGGCTTGAAACCGGGCAAGAATACTTTAGTGGCGCTGGTTTTAACTTTACCGTATGGGATGGTGCAGCAAGTGTCGTGCCCGACGACATTGCAAACAGCTGGTCAGCTTGGACCAACTTTCCAATGGCTACCGGACGGTTCATTCGATCGGGCTTCCAGCCCAAATGGCGCAACAATCCACTTTTGCGAATGGTCGAATGTGCTGGTGGCGTAGCATTTGATGCAGTCGCGGGCGCCTGGCCAATGGGAACCCTATTCCTCATTAATGCTGATTCGGCTGGCAGTCCGCCACTTTCAATGTTGCCCGTAGGTGGCAAGCATGTTGGTCAACTCGCAACTGCTTTGACCGGTGGAACTTCTGTGGCTGCCGGAGCCTACGCAATTGTCGAAAACCCCAGCGGAACAAGTTCATTTACACGCATCAGGCTACAGTATTTGGGTGGCGGCGGTGGAGGTAACTTCATCATGCTCGACCAACTTTGGTGGTGGTATTAATGGCTGAACCACCCACGCCATTTTACGGGCTGAACAAACCTGAAAAGACCGACGCTATGTCGGACTTCGATACATGGCTCAATGACAATTGGGACACCATTACCGACGTCCCTGCTCCACCAAATGGCGTAACACTCCCCCAGGCTGGCGACTTTGAAGTCGGCGACAGGTTTTACAAAACTGACACCAAGTCCATTTACATTCTAGTCACCAAAGACGCCAATTGGGGTTGGCATTGGCGCCCAATTCAAGACGCCATGTCACCTTGGCTTGCTGTGCCAAACACGTGCATGGAAATCGCCGGTTGGACTTTGAACCCAGTCGCAACTAACCCATTTGCAATCGCCCTCGACAATCGTGGCCGTTGCTATTGGCGTGGCGTCATTGGAACAATCGCAGGCAACATTTCACGCAATGTATCACATCAAGTTTTCAAACCTGTACCACTGGGCATTCGGCCTCGCGAACGTGGTGCACATATGCTCGGTCATGAAACATTGGCCGTAGGTGTCGACGGTACCAATCTGAATTGCTGGCAGGGCGCCCGCATCTTCCTGTTTGATACCGAAGTCGACTTCCCGAGCATACGTTGTTTCGGTGGCACCGCGGATTTTAACCGCATTCACCTGAGTGGAATCAATTACGCGGTAGGATCAGCACGATATACAGCACCGTGAGAAAGATTTGAACTCGCCATTTGACGCGGGGCGTAGCAATGTAGGCTGGTGACGCCGGGCAGGTGTACGGAACGAAGTGGAGTGGGCCTGGCCGTCGTTGCCTGCCGTATTGCGAAGCTAGGGACCCGCGTCATAATGAAGCGAGTTCAAATCTTTCGAACAATAAGAAGGAGGCGTCTGCCTAAAAAGGTTGAGAAGAAGATTACGTCTATTCATGACGCCTTCAAAGATTTGAGCGAGAATCTTGCACGAGTTGCCGATTTCCCAGACATCAACTCATATGTTCCCCACGCAAAGCAAAGAAAGTTTCACGATAGCGCTAAGCGAATCCGCTTGTACATTGGTGGAAACCGTTCTGGAAAAACTACAGGCGGAATTGTCGAAGATATCTGGTGGCTCACACGAACTCACCCTTTTCAGCGGATTCCGGATCGACCAATTGCCGGACGAATTGTGTCAGTTGACTTTCTCAACGGAATTGAGAAAATCATCAAACCCCAACTCAAGCAATGGCTGCCCCCAAGTCAATTGCGAGGAGGCTCTTGGTTTTCTGCTTATGAAAGTAGTACTAGAACCCTCTATTTGGAAAATGGCTCATTCGTTGAGCTCATGTCCTACGACCAAGACCTCGATAAGTTTGCTGGAACAAGTCGGGATTTCGTTCATTTTGATGAAGAACCTCCGGAAACAATCTACACCGAAAACATGGCACGACTCATCGACCGAAAAGGACATTGCTGGATCACAATGACGCCCGTTGAGGGCATGACATGGATTTATGACACCATTTATGAAAAGGGCATGCTAGGCGACGACGGAATTGACATTGTCGAAGTCGACATGGCCGAAAACCCTCACCTCGACAAAGAGGAAGTCGACATCTTCCTCGGTTCACTTTCAGATGATGAACGTGAAGCCCGAGGTAAAGGCAAGTTCGTTCAAATGGGTGGTTTGGTCTACAAGGCGTTCAACCCAAAAATTCACCTTATCGACCCAATTGATTTCGCTGAATTGAAGGGCTCGCAGTACAAGCATTACATGTCGCTTGACCATGGCTTTAATAACCCGACGTCTGTGCATTGGCACGCGGCTAACACAGACAACGAAGTCATCACATTTGACGAGCATTACGAAGCTGGTCAAATCATTGAGTACCACGCTCAAGTAATTCACGGTAAGGAAAAAATACACGGTCGTACGCCTGACATCCGTATTTGTGATCCTGCTCTAGCTCAAAAGAATGCCGTTACTGGAACTTCCATCCAAACCGAGTATGCAATTCGTGGTATTGGAATGGTTCTTGGCAATAATGATGTAATGACTGGTGTGGCAAAAGTCAATCAATATTTGGCCTTGCGTAAGGATGGAACACCGTCCTGGCGTATCACCAAGAACTGCGCTAACCTGATTCGTGAAATCAGTCGCCTGCGATGGAAGACTTGGGCTTCTAAAAAGCAGGCTTCACAGAACAATCCATATGATCAGATCCACAAAAAGGACGATCACGCATGCGATGAATGTCGGTACTTCTTCAGTTTCATGCCAGAGCTAAAGCAAACAGTGAAAATGCCCGAACGGTCTCAGCTTCCAGAAATTGGAGGTTCATCGGCAAAGCTTGCGGGAATGGGTAGCTGGAACACCGATCCTAATTTGAATCCCCGTGCTTTGTCCGAACGGCAGACTAGTTGGAAAGTTTCTCTCAATGACGACTAGCTTTATTTGCTCTCCATGCCAAAATGCAGCTGATACGAAAACAGTTTCATTTCATATTGACTGCTTCGGCTGCGATTGTCAGCATCACCCCGTGGGCACTCGTCAAATCATCAAGAAGGAGTCAAATGACTGATCTTAACCCTGAAATCTGGAATAACCCGACCCTTGGCAAGGCTGCTCACAATGAGCGACTGGATCGCCTTGAAAAGCAGCAGCATGAAGACCGTGCCGCACGACTTGAGAATCGTGAACCGCGCGAAGTTGTCGTAGAGAATGATTACCCTGATTGGACTCCGCAGGTTCAGGAGCGAACGGGCACTGTTCCCTCAAATGCCGTTGTCGTGCATTTTGCCGACGAGCAGCCGCATGACGTTGTTCAGACCGGCCCCAACATTAAGCCGGAGGGAATGAGTGATGAGGAATGGGCGGCACAGGAGAATAGTCCCGAATCCGAGGAGGGAGCTGAAGAGCCTTTCGTTTCTTCGGATAACGAAACCCCGACTGACGACAACGAATCGAATGGCCCTGTCAGCTCTGAGGAAAGTGATTCCACGCAGTGGACGTAACTAACATCGAACCCGTCGATGTCGAAAAGGTGGCTGCGGAAAACCCGCAGTCACGTTTTCGCATTGTCGAGAATGCGAACCTGAAGCCTGGCGTTTGTGCTCTTTGTGGAAGCGCAGGAGGTGATGGCCGCCAATTCATTGATTTCGGCAAGACGATGGAATGGTATGGCGTCGTTTACTTCTGCACTTTCTGCGTTGGCGAAGCTGCTCACCTTTTGGGTCTCGGTAACGTTTTGACTCTGAAGGAAATGCTTTCGGACCAAAGCGAACGCTACCAAACAGCCCTTTATGAAAATGCTGAACTTCAGGAGCAGCTAAATGCAGCTCGTATTCTACTTCGCAATTGCCATTGTGGCGATGACGTCGCTGTCCCTGTCGGCGATGTGGTTGATGTGGAAGCAATTGAAGAGCCAGAATCAGACGATCCAGACTCTGACGAACCTGGCGGCGGCGAGGGATCTGACGACATTCCAGAGTCTCCAGCGGACGACGAATCAAATCCCCCAAAGCGAAGTAGTCGAGCCCGTAAGTCCACTGAATGATGAAGCCGCAGCAATGGCGCTAGCCGAACATTACCGTTCAAAGGGCATGGACCCGTCTATGGCCTACGCTAAAGATGACGACGTAGATTTTCTCGGCGAATTCGGCCTTAAGTAATTAAGAGGAGGTGAATGGCAACATCTTCAGTTGTACCCGGGGCAAACACTGAGCCGTATTCCACTGAGCAGCTTTCGGAACTCGCAAGCCGTTCAAAGCAAAAGGATTTCGAGAACAGGGTAATTTCCTGGACAAAGTCAGCTCACCTCCGATGCCGGACGACTCGTCAGCAAATTGAACGCCAGTGGTATTTGAACTTGGCGTTTTACGCAGGGAAGCAAAATGTTCAGCTTGTACCTACGTCGAATTCTAGTGGTTCTAACGTTGGCGTTCGGCTATACATTCCCCCCGCTCCATACTATCGTTCTCGCCCTGTTGTCAATCGCATTCGTCCAATCATTCGTACGGAACTATCCAAACTGACGGCTCAAAAGCCAACGGCCACGGTGGTTCCCGCGACAAGCGAAGATTCGGATCTTTCTGCTGCTCAGGCCGCCGAGCAGATTTGGAATTCGATTTACTGGGAAAAGAAGATTCGAAGCATTTTCAGGCAGTCGATGCTTTGGACTCTTTGTTGCGGTACAGGCTTCATGAAGGTGTATTGGGATCCGAAAAAGAAGAGTTCCCAGTATAAAGACTTTTCGCCTGAAGAAAAAATGATGCTGTCAGCTATGCCTGGCGCACCAAAAGAAAAGCCTGCCGACGGCGACTTTTGCTTTGAGAGTGTAACGCCATTTCACATTCTTGTGCCTGACATGCTTCAAGAAGAAATTGAAGACCAGCCGTATGTGATTCAGGTGCAGACGCGAACCCCTGAATGGGTCAAGCTAAATTACGGTCTGAATATCCCCCCCAATGTCATGGAAGCAACTGACATTCTCAATGACAGCTTCCTGAATCTTGTTGGGGCAGGCGAATTCCGCAAGGACTCAATTCTTTGCTATGAGGTTTGGGTCAAGCCCGGCAATGTTGAATTCATGCCCAATGGTGGAATGTTCACCATCATTGGCGACAAGCTGGTTCAATTCGTCGAAGGCAACCCGTACATTCATCAGCAGTACCCGTTCGCGAAGATCCCCCACATTCCCACGGGTCGCTTTTATGCCGATAGCGTCATTGCTGACCTGATCCCAATTCAGCGTGAATACAATCGGACGCGTGGTCAGATCGTGGAAGCCAAGAACAAAATGGCTCACCCGCAATTGATGGCTGCCAAGGGTTCGATTGTTGCGTCAAAGATTTCGACCGAACCCGGTCAGGTTATCGAATATGAATTGGGCTACCCGACACCCGAGCCTTTGCCTCTTCAGGGATTGCCTGCATATGTTTTGCAAGAGCTTGATCGCTCCCTTATGGATTTTGAAGACATCTCGGGTCAGCATCAGGTTTCAAAGGGTCAGGTTCCTTCTGGCGTTACTGCTGCGACTGCAATTAACTTCTTGCAGGAGCAGGACGAATCAATGCTTTCGGTTACGCATGAAGGCATTGAGGAAGCTTTCCAAAAGCTCGGTTACCAAACGCTTTGCTATGTGAAGCAGTATTGGGATTTGCCGCGTCAGGTAAAGGTCACGGGCAAGGATGGCTTTTACAATGTCATTAGTTTTCGCGGTTCTGATTTGCGCGACAATACTGACATTCGCATTGAGGCTGGAAGTTCGCTGCCGACGTCAAAGGCAGCCAAGCAAGCATTCCTGATGGACATGATGACTCAAGGTTTCATCCCCCCTGAAAAGGGACTTGAGCTCATGGACATGGGTGGCGTACAACGCCTCTATGAGGAAATTCAGGTTGATGCTGCTCAAGCTTCGCGCGAAAATATGCGAATGGCTGCGGTAACGCAGGAGCAAATGTCGCAGTACGCTTTGACGTTTGTTCCTAAGGACCCAATGACGGGCCAGCCGAATCCTGAAATGGGTTTGATTGACCCCAATACCGGTCAGCCTTTGCAGGACATGGCTGGCAACCCTACTGAGCCGCCACTTATTGTTCCAGTCAATTCGTATGACGCACATCAGGTTCACATTCAAATTCACAATACTTATCGCAAGTCTCAGGAATTTGAACAGCTCCCCCAGGAAACTAAGAACCTTTTTGAGCAGCATGTGAATCAGCACATGATGGCACTCGGAATGATTCCTGGGCAGCCTGCTCCTCAACAGGGGCAAAATGCTGTAACATCTGGTGGAATGGAACAGGGCCAGGCTCCAGAGGAAATGCTTCAGCAGATTGTTGCTGGAGGCGGATCTCCTGAAGGAATGCCTGCTGAAATGCCAACAGAGGGAGGTGTGCAAAGTGGCCCAGAAGCAAATGGGGACGTTCCCCAGCTCTAAGTTTCCGAATTCGCTTCGAGCTATCGAAACGGGTTCTTCGACCGCTGGTCTTTCCAGCCCGGGAACTTTCAGTAACCTGACCGGACTTCGAAATGCTCTTTCGACGTTCGACGCTTTCACTTACACTACTGCCGTACTGGACCAGATGACGGTAAACGACATGATTTTCGCTTACCGTAACATTGGTGATCCGACGACAATTGCAAATTACATTCCTGCGCAGACTGCTCGGGTTTCGTAATGGCGGGAGATTCGGGAGGCGCAACAATGGCCTCCCAATCTTCAATACTCAAAGAGATTTACGAGAAGAAAGGTAAAGGGATGCAGAACAACATGGGGCAGCTCCCAAAGAAGGGCGTCCCAGCTTTCATGAAGAACAGGCAGAATGACCGGCCCGACCCAAAGATGGACGCTCGAAAGAAGGTAGCCGCAAAGCGTCTGGAGCAGCTTAAGAGCAAGGGGAAGTGAAATGCATCAGTCGCATGAGCGTGTGAGTAATGATTTTAATTTTCACCCTGCGACTGATATGACAGCTGAGATACACCAGGCGACGCGAGCCAACTTTGCTCAGCTTGCACATTGGGTAATAGACAATGTGCCCAAGGGCTTGGCTCGGGAACAATGCGTCATTCGACTCCGTGAAGCAATGTTCTGGGCAAATGGTGCAATCGCTTGTGACAGTAGTCCGCCAGAGGTTGTGCTGCGCGAGACAGGGCAGTAACTTGTAAACGGGTCTAGGGCCTCTTGAGGTCCCACCCTCAGACGCAGTCAATCGTGTGGCGACTGTTGAATGGTCTGAGGGTGGGTCTTTGAGGGTACGGGCCAGAAAAGGGGAAAAATGGGAACGCCAATTGAAGATGGATCGGTACAGGGCGATATTGGTGCCGAAAATGGTGCCGAAGCTCCAGGGCCAAATCCAGCTTGGAATGACGTTCTGAGCGTACTGCCGGAACAGTTTCACGAGGCAGTGACTCCACATTTTCAGAAGTGGGATCAATCGGCTCAGCAGCGAATTGAACAGGCGAACTCGCAAATTAGCCAGTTCGAACCTTTCAAGCCGTTTGTTGAGAACGGGATTTCCCCTGAAGATTTGGAGCAGGGGATTCAGCTCATGTATCACATGAATACGAATCCCCAGGCTGTTTACCAGGCACTCGCAGAAGCTCACGGTTTTGGTGCAAACCAAATCGAGAGTGAGGAGACCGAGGAAGAGGAAGACGGTTTCCAGGACCCGCGCTTTGAGCAATTCCAGTCCGAGCAAGCTCAGCTTCGCGAAGGTCTGGATCTAGTCGCTCAGACAATTCTTCAACAGAAGCAGCGTGAAACTGAAGCCGAAGCAGAGGCTGAAATTGACGCTGAAATGAAGGCTCTGAGTGAAAAGCATCCAGGCATTTCTGAAGAGTTCGCACTTTCGCTGATGCTGAATGGCTTCGATGCCAATCAGATTGGTGAAAGGTGGGCTGCAATGACTCAAGGCATCCTTTCGTCGAACCCCCGCCCATTTGCCCCCACGGTAATGGGAAGTTCGTCGGGAGGAACGGGTCTCCCTTCTCAGGCAATTGACCCGAAGACGCTTGGCGACAAGGAAACTCGAAACCTCGTGGTTCAGATGTTGAATGCCGCTAATCGCGAATCTTAAATTGGAGGTCCGTGGGGGCAACTCTCACGACAGCAACAAACATTCTTAAGGAAATCTACGAGCCCAAGATTCAGGATCAGCTTCAGAATGAGCTGACGACTTCCAAGAGGCTTGAAAGCACTTCGGAGGGTGTCACTTCTGAAGTTGGTGGCAAGTATGTCGTGTTTCCGATTCACGTTAGGCGTAACCACGGAATCGGTGCCCGACTTGAAATGGAGCAGCTCCCCACTGCTCAGAATCAGGGTTACGCGTCTGCGCGAGTTGGTCTCGCTTACCTTTACGGTGCGGTGCGTCTTTCCGGTCAGACCATGGAACTGGCAAAGACGAATGCTCAGGCTTTCGCTTCGGTACTCGACCAGGAAATGAGTGGCCTTCGCGAAGATGTTGCGAAGGACATGAACCGGCAGGTATTTGGAACTTCCGTCGGTGTTCTCATGACCACGTCTGCCGCTTACGCGGTAAACACTCTTACTTCGACGAATACGCAGTACATGGAAGTCGGCATGATTGTCGACATTTATGATTCTACTGGCGTTACACAGCGAGCAACTGGTCGAACTGTTACGGCGGTAACTCCGACCACAATTGTTGTTGATGGCGCTGCAATTGCTACGGGTGCTTCTGGTGACATTGTCGTTCGCCAGGGAAACCTTAACCGTGAGACAATTGGTCTTCAGCAGATTGTTTCCGATACCGGTGTGCTTTACAACATTGACCCCGCTGTTGAGGCAAAATGGAAGTCGGTTGTAAATGCCAATGGTGGCGTGAACCGTGCAATGTCTGAGTCGCTCATGATTAAGATGGTCGACGACATTCGGGCCAATGGTGGAAAGACTACCCTCATTTCGACCACCATGGGTGTTCGTCGGTCGTATTTCAACCTGCTTGTTCAGCAGCGCGAATACCACAACACCACTCAGTTTGAGGGCGGTTTCACCGGACTCAAGTTCACCACTGACAATGGTGAAATCCCGGTCATTTCTGACTTCGACTGCCAGCCCAACCGAATGTACTTCATTAATGAGAAGGCGCTGAAGTACTATCGCGAAAGCGATTGGTCGTTCATGGACCGCGACGGTTCAAAGTGGCAGCGTGTCATTGGTTTTGATGCCTACGATGCAACGCTTTACACTTATCGTCAGCTTGGTTGTCACCGGCGTAATTCGCAGGGCGTTGTGCGTGACGTGACGGAGAGCTAAACTGGCTTTGCGTCGGTTGATGGGGCGGTTGTGGGAGAATTCCCCATAGCCGCCCCTTTAATTGTATCTGGAGGAAAATGGCAGACAGTTTGAATGACCTTCTTTACAAGTATTACAGTGCAGTTGTTACCGGGGCTGGCTCAATATTTGGAGCCATCAATGTTTCGCGTGCTGCTGTTGGGGTTGAAGCAACAACATCCGTGACTGCATATGGCGCAGATGACGATGCGGCGGCAGCGGCAACAATTGCAGCCACTCCAGATCTTTCGGCCGGAACGTGGGAAGTTAACGTTTACACTTTGGCCACTGGAACGGTTTCCGACACTGAAGCCGGAAACATGAAGTTTCACATTGGCGCCACTCCGGTAGCTACAATTCTGACCCCAATTGACACGAGCACAGGTCATTTGCAGATCAGGGTAAACCTTGCTGCAACTGCACCGGTTTCGGTTCGGGCTGCCGCAACTGCCACAGTTGGCTCAAAGTATCATGCTTCAATTGTTGCTTCGAAGATTGGCTATTAAGTGGACCTGACAGACGACGGTCACATTTACTTCCCTTCAAATGATGGGAAGACGTGGATTTCAGAAAAGCAGCGCAGGATCAATGAAATCCTTCAGGATTATGATCCGAAGCTTCAGCTTCAATGGATCCCCCCTGGTCGTCGCAATGAGAAGGACGAGCCTTTCAGAGTCGTTTGTTTTCCACCTAATGGCCATGCATATCTCATTTGCACGGCAATGGAAGCAGACGAACGCCTTTTGGCTACCGTCTTTCAATCCGACCAAAAGAAGCGCACTGGTAATCTCCTTTCCTGGATTGACAATTACAACAGTGCGCGCGAAATTTACAACGCCAAGGTCAATCACGAGCGCCGCCAAGAGCAGCGTGAAATAGCGGTATCTGCAATTCGAAACAACAAGAGCTCCTACAAGGTTCACAATCATCGAGGGGAGTTGATTGACCTTGAACGTATCGGACGTCGCGACTCGGGTACGACGTACATTTGGTGATGATGCTGGCGTTCAGGTAACTGATGCCGACATTTTCCACTGGATCAATGACGCACAGCTTCAGATTTCAGTTGATAATGAAGAGCTTCTTGAAACTGTGGCTACGGCTGACATTGTATCTGGGCAGGCAGATTATTCAACGCCTACCGATATGAATGTTCTCCGTTCTCTCATGGTGAAGAACTTCAAAGTCAAGGGTCTGAGTTTTGCGGACTTTAACGAATACCTTGACGGTTTTAAGGCTCCTGTTTCACAAGGTGGTTTTGGGCCTGGTCGACCCGAAGTGTACATGCTTTACGGCGGAACCATCACTTTGTTTCCAACGCCTAACGAAGACATCACCGACGGGCTTCGAATTTACTATTCGAAGCACCCTGCAAGCGTCGGCAATTTGGCGGATGGGCTTGGAGTGCCTGACCGGTATCACAATTCAGTCGTTGAGTATTGTTTGCAGCGCGCATATGAAATGGATGAGAATCCTGATATGGCCGCGTACAAGAAGGGTGAATTCTCAGCTCAGATCCAAAAGCTGAAGAATCAGGAAAAGAAGTCGCAGACCGAATTGTACCCTACCATTACAACGCTCCCCCAGGACGACATGTACTTGGATGCTGGTGGGTTCTATGGCTAAAAGTCCAGTACAAGAATTGAAGATTGGCCCCTATTCGGGTGGGATCAATACCTATTCGGACATGTCCGCCATCAATGATGATGAAATGGTGGACTGCGCCAACTTTGACATTGACCTCGATGGCTCGCTGAAGAGTCGTCCACCGTGGAAATTGCTTTACGGTTCTTCGACGACAATCACAACTGGCACACTTCCGCCCGAAAGCCACCAGCTTATCTTGGGGTCATTCGTTTATGAGGGTGTCCAGTTCATTATCTTCAATTCGTGCCACAGCGGAGTTTTCGCAGCCTGGGTTTACTTCCTCGGTGGTGTCAATGATGGCACAATCCAAAAGATTGCCGATGGAACTTATCAGGCAGCAATTCGTTACGCCGACGACATTTACCTTGCCCCCGGCCCTGAAGGCGGAAGTGCCTCACTCGGTACCGGCCAAAAATACAGCCTCAATGACGGATTGGTCACTGCGCTGCCGAACATGCCGCGCGGGTATGCTGCGTGCGTATACAAGGACCGTCTATGGATTTCAGGGCGTCGAGGGATTGCGAATAGCTCTCGCGTCTTTTTCTCAAACCTTGCGGTTTTTGGAACATTTTCGGGGTCTGATTTCTTCGACATCAACCCAGGTGACGGAGATGCCGTCAATGAGCTTTTGACTTACCAGGACAACCTGGTCGTCATGAAGGACAATAAAAGCTACGTCCTCACATATGACCAGGGTCCGCCCCAAGCTGTTTTGCAGAAGATTAGCGAAACAATTGGCGTCATGGGGCGTAATTGTGCTGTAGCATATGAGAATTCAATTTTCATGCTTCAGTACAATGAAGTCTACGAAATGACCAACTACACGTTCACGCGCGTATCGGTCAAAATTCCATTCGAGTACGACCACACCACACCATTTGAGGGTCAAACCTCAACGGTTGACGAATGGTGGAAATTTGCCCAATCACTTTCACTTGTGGGAGACCGACTTTACGCACGGTTCTTCAATCGACTCTATGTTTATCACCTTCGACTTCGGGCCTGGACGAGGTACGAAAGTGACGATGAAAGTATTCACTACATCGGGAAAGCAGTACGACTCGACAATACAAACACGGATCTCAATAGGGGGTATGAAAGCTACGTCGCTGCAAGCGCTTTGGCAAAAGTCACTGACCCGGCAGGATTCGGAACCTCCGGGGCCTGGAAAGCGTACCTGAAGCTTTACATTATGGAAGACCGTTACGAAGACACCATTCAAGAGAACGGTGCAATTGTAGCGGCGCCAGTCGATATCAAATGTTCTATGGCAACCAAAGCCTATGACGTTGGCCTTTCGCATAGGTTCAAAAGGCTCATGCATTGGGGCATTGACTGCATCACCGGACGCGACGTCACCGGAACTTTGTACCCGTTTACCATTGCTTACAAAGTGACGTGGGGCGAATTGCATTTGTACAAATGGAGCCAGCTCAATACGTGGGGTTACCCATTGTTTGCCATTCCTGAAATTGTTGTTTCGCAACCTCAGGGTGCAGGTTTGGCACGTCGTTACATTCGTTTTGGTCGGTCACTTCGCTTTAGGCTCATTCAGTTCCAAGTTCAAATGCTGACGACTGGTAATTCGTCTGATGGTCCTGCTAGACTTTACTCCATCACAGCATTTATTGCGTCGAAGCAACTTACGCCAGAGGCGGTGAACTAATGGATTGGTTTGGCAACCAAAGGGTTCCCGACAAGCCACCTGGCTTTCGTGGCTTCAACAAATACGCCGCTGGTCGCAAAGTTTACGGTGGCGGACGCTCAATGCCAAACATTGGGCCCATGGGTGGACAGGGTCAAGCTGGCTACAATGAGCGCGATAACAAAGCAGCGGCACGCAAAAAGGTAATGCTGAAGAGGCTTCAAGGGCAAATGTCCGGAAGCCCCATGAACCCAAAGATTTTGACGGCAGATTGGAAGGGGGGATACTAAATGGCAAAGAAGGCAACATATAAGCGGCCGCCTAAGAAGCCAATTCGATACAAGCCTGCTGACTTTTTGCGCGGCTCTCAAATGGTCGGCGAAAAGTATACGGCGTGGGATTCCCACGGGCAGGGGAAGCCAGACTTCGGGAAGGGTGCTGGACCAGGAGAGCCCTACAGGGAGGTCCAGAAGACCAACAGGAAGCCCCCGAAGGCTTCTCCGGGGTCTAGTGCCGCCAAGGGGGTCATGCCCTCACAGGGCAACGTGACAGGTCCTAGCTGGATCGCAAAAGGTCCCATGGCGAATCGTAATGATCCTCGAATTGCTGCCATTCGAAAGCGTTTGGGGTGGTCGTAAATGGCCACAGTCTCCCAAAATGTTCTAGGCGCACTGAAGCCGAAGATTTCAAATGTTGGCGCAACTGCACCACCAAAGGTGACTGTTGCGAAGCCTAAGCCAAAGCCAAAGCCTAAGCCCAAAAAGAAGGCACCGGCCAAAAAGAAGAAGCCTTCGGCAACTCAAAAGTATTTGGCTGGCGACACGACGTATCAGCAGCAATTGGCTGATTACAACAAGTCGAAGGCCGAGTATGAAAGCAATTACAAACGGCAGAGCAGCATCGTCAATCGGGATTATGCGGAAAGTCAGCGAGCGCTCAATCGCCAAGGCGCGCAGGACCGAATTGACCAGCAGAATGACTTTGCTGGAAGAGGGATTCTGCACTCAGGAGTCTTTGCGAAGGCGCTTGGGGATTACAACACCGATTTCAATTCCCGAATCAAGCAATTGACAACCGGTAAAACTGACCAGCTGGGTGATTTGGGTGCGCAGCGAAGCAGTTTCCTGCGTCAACTCCAAATTGAACAAAACAATGCCCGTGAAGATGCGATTCGTCGCCGTGCCGCTAGATTGGGGATTTAATGCCTGACGTGAGGCAGGAGAATAATTCCAAAAAGACCATTATGAAGAAGAGGAAGAAGGCCAGCAGCAAGAAGAAGAGTTCTGGTGGCATTCTTTCTGGTCTTGCTTCAAACCCTATGGCTGCACTTTTGAACCCGCGCAATCAGGCGGGCTCAATGGCCGAAGTAATTGAAAAGCAGGCGGCAGCTCAGAAGCGTCAGGCTGAAGAAAGGGCGCTTTCGAATAGCCCTGCTTTCGCTAACCCTTTTCAGTCGCTTCAGGATCAGCTTTTTGGTGCAGTCAACAACATTAATGTTGCGCCGACACCACTTGAGCAGCTTCGAAAGATGGCTGAAAGTCAGGTGGCTGCTCAATTCGACCCAATGATTACTGCCTTGGGTCAGGAAATGAAGACCCGCGAAACGCGTGCTGGACGTTCACAGAATACAGCACGCGACATGTATGGCGCACTGTCAAAGGATTACCTTTCGCAGCTCCCCGAAATGACGCAGCAATTTGCTGCTGAAGATGCGGCGACAAACCAAAGGTATGACCAGGCTCAACAGCAAATGGAAGCTGGCTACGAGCAGAACGCCAACGAGCAGAATGCAGTTTTGAAGCAGCTTGGAATTCAGGCCGCAGCGCCTGATGCCTCAAAGCAAATGAACGAGGATCAGCAGTATTTTCAGAACCAGGCTGAACTCGATCAGCAGTCTGCTATGAGTGCGCTAAATGAACAGCAAATGGCGCAGCAGAATTACCAGCAGAACCTGGGCAGCAATGCAAAGATGGCGGGAGCGAATCTTGCTTCTGACATTGGTCAGCAGCTAGAAGATTACATGGGTCAGGCCACTGGCCAAATGACGCAGCTTCGAGGTCAAAAGGGATCTGCCCTGGCCGCTCTGCTTGCTCAATTGCAGCAGCAGGATGCAGAGCGTGTTTCAAATACGCGGCAGCAGGAATTTGACAACATGATGAAGATGTTCAATTTCCAGTTGTCGGCTCAGGACTCAATGATGGACAACATGCCAAAGCCTGGCGCAGGTGCCGGTGGAGGTTTTGGCGCTGAAGGAACTTTGACTTCGGGTCTGCCTGGAGCTCAAAACTACCTTGCCAGCATTTACCCTGACCAGCCAATTATGGCCGGTAATCTTTACGACCAACTTACCGATGTGCTTCAGAACAAGAATGTCACTCAGGGTAAGTTTGTTTTGGACCCTGGCGATCCCGCAATGGGCAAGGCGCCAAAGTATTCCGACGTCGGCCAGGAATACATGATGGATTTGCTTAAGAAGGAATTCGAAAAGGAGGGCAGCCGTTACGGGCAGCGGGACATCAATGCTACTATGGCGGCTCTTCAGGCGTATCTAGGAAAGCTGAGGTGAAATGGTATACCGACCCCTAGACCTCAGTTTCATGCAAAACCAGTATTCGCCGCAGCGTGATTCAATTGCGAATACCGCCGCCATGATTATGGCGAATTCTGGGTGGTCGAAGCCGTCTCAGGCCACAATGCGTGAAATTGCCAAGGCCAATAAAAAGGCCAAGGCTGAATACAACGCTGCTCACAAGCAAAGTTTCCTGAGTAGCATCTTTGATTTGCTTCAAACGCCACTTTACGGTGTCGCAAATGCATTGGATGAAGCGCTTGCGGGTCATCAGGAAGATAATGACGACAGTGTGCTTGATGACGTCGGCAAAACAATCGGAGGTGTCGTCACCGGAGCTGGACGAGGAATTGGTGCAGGCCTTCGAGGAGCTACGGGAATTGCTGACCTCATTCCCGGTATCGACATCAATGACGAATGGCAGTCCAACCCAGAAGACAAAACCCATTTCTCCGATGTAGCAATTCGCAACACGGTTGGAATGGCAACCGGCGATGCAATGAAGCCGAAAAACTGGGAAGAAGTCAAGGGTAAGCTTCAAAAGGTCAATGACAAGTCGACATGGGACAAAACATTTTTTGAGCTCTTTGTTCCCGACGACCTCGAAAGTGAAGATGCCCGCGAAAAGTACTTTCGCAATCAGGCTCTTGCTGGAATTCCAGTCGACATTGGCGCTGACCCGCTAAACCTTGTGCTGCCTGGAATTGGTGGTGCCCGAGCCGCAACAAAGGGTATCACTGAAGGCCTTGATGCGGCTCGCGCTTCTGAAGGCACGGAAGCAATTGCTGCTGGCCTTAATTCAAAGGCTGCTCGCGAGCTTGAAATCAAACCTCAATTTGATGCTGGCCACGCTCCCCCGGTTCAGGCAATTGACGAAACTGTTCAGCCTGGCGTTGCAGCCAACATTGCTGACGTACCGCTTAATTTGCCTAAGGGTAAGTTCAAAACCCTGGCCAACATTGGTCGTCGGGAGGAAGTCCCCGACGTACCCGTGCAGGGCGAAATGCCTTTCAAGGTGCAGGGTAAGCTAGCGAAAACAATTGTGACCCTAGCGGCAACCGGTGAAAAGGGTTGGCTTTACAGGGCCGCTGACATTTTGCGCCAAGCTCCTGGCAATGTTAAATGGGCGAACACTGAAGGTTTTCTTCAGCGTGCCGACAAGGCAATTCGCGCCAAGCCTGGAATGCGGCACAACCCAGAGCGAATGTACCCGGTACTTTTCGAAGCTATCGGAAAAGACCTTGCGGCCGCTAGGAAACCAGTCAACGCAGAGCGACGAATTGCAAATACTGGCGAAGCTGCAATTGGGGCTGGCGTCAAGGGTGGCAGAATTGTCGCCGAGGGTGAAGCAGTAGCGGGTCTTAAGAAGTCTGAGGCAATCCTTGCGAACAAGGTCGTCGGCAAATTTGAAAATGAAATCCTGGGAACGACACGGGCTCCCGGAACTTATGAAGGCCTTGCTAGAGCCATTACCGGAGGAAGAAACGTTCGTTATTCAGGTCCTCAACAGGCCCGAATGTGGAACCAAATCACAAGTAGTCTCAAGTATGGAGATGCCCGTAAGTTTGATAAGGCCGTTCGGGTTTTGCGGTCTGTTGAAGATTATTTCATCTCAAAGGGAATGAAACCGCATTCGGCCACCAAAGTTGATGGCCCGGATGCAAGCGTTCCCCTTCGACTTTCAAAGGTAATTGAAGCTCTTGGCGCTCAATCGGTTGCAAAGAATCATGCGTATCTCACTGGAATTCTTCGGGGTGACCCCAAAGCATTGGCTCACCTCACGCCGGAAGAGCTCAACATTCTGCGTGAGGTGCGAGCAGGCGAGGCAATTGAGGCTGCTCCAGCTGTACAGAAGGGAATAACGGCAGGGCGTGAAGTTGCCGAACTTTTGGCAAAAATGCCTGCCAGCGCCGGGCGTAAAGCTGCTGCCATCAACACGGCAATTCGGGATGTCAAAACATTCACCGCTGCTCAAGGTGGTGGCGATGTTGGCGCACATGTTGTCGGCGAATACATGGGCAACATTTTGGGTAAGACTGACCCAATCAATGCCGCCCTGCACGCCAATAAATTGGACACAGAAGCTTGGCTCGGAACGGCAGGCAAGGGCGTAATGTCTGCCGGAAAGGGTCGCGGAAAGGTCGGTGCGTCTGGTGGTTTTGTTAATGATCCTGAGTTTGTGCGCAGCGTCACCAATGCAATTGGCAAGGCAGCAGATTTGCCTTCGCCTGCCCAATTGGGTCGACTTGTTGGACCAGCGGCAAAGGTAACCGATTGGCTCGGCGCACGATTTAACGCAGCATACGGCGTTCAGGACATGCGGCCGATTTTTCTTCGAGAGCAAGCCTCCGCAATGAGCACTACCGGCAGGAGGGCGAAACTTCTAAATGGATTGGCTCGCAAGTACCCTCCGGCAAATGTTGACCTTTGGCATGAGGCTTTTCGTGCAGCGCAACAGAATGGTGTTTCGAGTGGCCAGGTTGCTGAGCTTCAGCGTGAAATTGCAAAGGTCATGGAAAACCTCTTCGGGGGCACTGGTCTTCGTGCTGGCGCAGTTGCTGACTCTACCGTCATTGGGCGCAATCGCCTACTTTTGGATGAACTCAACACGAACCTGAAGCGATTTGGTTTGGGCAAGTACCAATTTGATGCCGGTAAAAAGGTCACGGCAGCCGATGGTACGGTACATGACTTTTCGCAGGGCCTCGATTGGATGAAGTCCTGGGAAGTTTGGGACATTGCCAAGCCGTATGAATTCTTGCATCAGGTTCAGAATGCAATTGAGTTCACCGTTCGAGAAAAGAACATGTTCGATGACATCATCAGCAGATTCGCCAGCCCCAAAAAGGCCGGTGACGTCAAATACGGGGTCAGCCATCCTCGCCTGAAGGGATACTATTTCACCCAGGAAGGCGCAAAGCAGGCTCAGGTATTTGTGCGTATGCTGGAAGAAGTTTCAACGCCGAATTCGAAGGCGCTCCAGCATTTCGATCACGTGCTTTCGAAGCTAAAGGCAGCACTAACGATTTACATTCCGTCCCACCACTGGACGAACCTTATTGGCTCCAATTACATGAACTGGATCGCTGGCGTCAATAAGCCAGTTCGGTACGAGCAGGCCATTAAGGTTATGCTTGCCCAAAAGGGCCGGTATGGTGATTTTGCAACGCTCGACAAATTGACTGGCCCCAAAGCACTTGAGCAAGCAATGGCAAGAAGTTTGGTTAAACCTGATGCGGGTCTCAATTTGCCTGCGGCCGGTAATAAAACTATCGTCACAATGCAAAATGGCACCAAAGTGACGGCCGACATGGTTTACACGGCCGCATACAAAGCTGGCATTCTGCCCTCGTCGAGGGTATTGGAAGAAGTCGCCAGCGACGTCACAAATGTGCTTGATAAGTTCCGACCTTTGGGTGGGCAAGGCCAAAGAGCGGTCCATGCAATTTCGGAAGTTCGCGAACACATTCCACGTCTAGCGCTCTTTGTTGACCGCATCGCAAAGCATAAGGGTAGCTTTGAAAGTGCTGTCGAAAATGGTTCACGCGCGGTACGCAAATGGCATCCCGACGGCCTAGACCTCACAAAGTTCGAGCGCAATGTAATGAAGCGCGTTTTCCCATTCTATTCCTGGACGCGAAAGGCTATCCCCCTGGCAATTGAGGCAACCCTTTTCGCCGGGCCGAAGGTAATGGCATATCCCCGAGTGATGGAAGCGATTGCACTTTCAAATGGAATCGACCCAGCACAAGGCCCAACGGACATGTTTCCGACTGATCAAATGTTCCCTGATTGGGTTCGCGATCGGGGTATTGGTCCAATCATGGGGGGTGCCGGGTCTTACAAGGTAATTAACCCCTCGACACCAATTCTCGACACGCTCACCCTTTTGGGTCACCCCGGTCAAAGTTCAATCGACATGCTTAACCCAATGATGAAGGTTCCAATTGAAGTCAATCAAGGTTCTACCCTTGGCCGAAGCATTCCAATTGACAGCTACCCGGACTATGCCGCCAAGCAAATTCCGGGCCTATCCCAACTTGGAAGGACCTCGGGGCAGTTTGGCGTTTCGGACTCAACTAAAGCTGAAGGTTTCCCCAACTATGCAAACATCAGGAACCTTCTATTTGGAATAAAGGAAATCAACACCGGCAAGTACCAAAAGTCGGCGCAGTTTGATTTGCGTGATTACCTCAAAGCAAAGGGCGAGCAGCAAGGGAGGTAAATGGCCACAGGGTTTGATAGTTTCAAAGCTAAGCTAGGCATCGGTAGTCCGACGATGCGTGGCAAGGGTTTCAATTACACGCCGACCATTATGGCCCAGGGTCAAACGACTGATTCAATTGGTCAAAGCGTGCTTGACAAATTGGGTCAACGCAAAGACGCGGGCCAGTCGATTTATGACAATATGAAACAGCAGGGCACAAATCGCCTTGCAACTGATTTGGTAAATAAATCGGCCGGCCTGAAGTTTGACGAATTCGGCAAGCCTGAACTTAAGCTCGGCGATTTCGGTAACCTATTTCAAAGCCGAGTCAAAGGCATTAGCGAACGCGGTGATTTGGCAACCCAGGCTGCCGAAAGTAGACAGGCCTACAAAAACGCAGTCAACATGCAAAACCTGGGCCAATACGGTTTCACTGGCGAATTCAGTGTTGGCCCGAGTGGCAGTACCGGAACTGACATTCCTGGAGCGTCATCGAACAATGTCGGTGCTAAAGCTGCATCAATGGCAATGCAGGTCGACAAGAATGGCACCGGCTATGTCTGGGGCGGTAATTCACTTTCAACCGGCGTCGATTGTTCCGGCCTCGTGCAGCAAATTTACCGACGTCTTGGCGTAAGTGTACCGCGAACCACTTACGAACAGGCCAAGCACGGCAGGAAAGTTTCAGTTGCCCAAATCAGGCCTGGCGATTTGGTATTTTACCGAGGCCTCGACCACGTTGGTATTTACATCGGTAACGGCAAAATTGTGCACGCTGCAAATCGAAACCTAGGCGTAATCACTTCGGGCTTGAACAATAGCAACGGTGCGCCTAGTCTGGTATTGCGACCCTACTAATGAAGGAGGTGTAAAGATGGCCGTAAGTTTCGGTTCAGAGAACAATTTGAATTCGATTATGAGCCAGCTGGGACAGATCGGACAAAGAGGCACATATACGCCCCAAATGAAGCTGCCCAAGCCAAAGGCTCCACAGGCCCTACAGCCGTTCTCAGGACTGCCCTCGGGCCTTGGGTCCAATTCCCAGGTTACCGCCGGTACAGGGTCGGTTCCGGGCGATCTCGGGCGTCTCATGAGGGCTATCCGGGGCCAGGAGTCGGGGGGCAACTACCGGGCCACAAATCCCTCAGGAGCCTCTGGAGCATATCAAATCCTTCAGAGTAACTTTGTCAATTCGGGGGGTTGGGACAAAGAAGCTCTGGGATATGACATTTCGTACAACCAATTTATGAACAGCCCTCAAATCCAAGACAAGATTGCTGCCTACAAGTTGGGGCAGTATTTGAAGTCGCGTGGAATGGCTGGCGCTGCCGCAACATGGTATGGCGGCGATTGGGGCTATAAAAACATGTACAACAAGCGCCCTCAGAATGGCTACCCGTCGATGTACGAATACGTGATGAGCATTCTGAATAGAGCTAAGTAGAGGGGGGTCCTATTTCTGACGAGCACCCGAAAACATTTCGCGAGGTTGGAATCATGCTCAACCAAATGCGAAATGAGCAGACCGCCGCAAGAGATGAATTTCGCGATGGACTTCGTGATATCAAATCAGGCCAGCAAAAGGTAATTTGGTGGGTCGCTGGAATGGTTTCTTCACTTGTTGTTGGTGGCATCCTGGGGTGGGTGTTCCAAAAATAGAACGACCTAGAAAGGTGACCCTAAGCTTTAGTCTTTAACTAGGCTTTAGGTCGGGCAAAGTAGAGTAAAGTCGGCAGATGAAAAAATCCGTTCAACACGCTGTCACCACACTGGACACAAGTTGAGCGTTGTCTTACCGTATACATGTGCCTAGCCAATTCGGATGGCAAGCAGGCGCAGCGTGCAAAGGAGTACCGTCATACCTATTCTTCCCTGAAGAAATGGAGCGGGAAGGTTTCAAGGAAAACCCGCAATTCAAAGGTAGAAGCGGTAAAGACTACTGCGCCAATTGCCCGGTAGAAGCAATATGCCGTGAATTCTCCGTGCTGCACGACGAAGAAGGCATATGGGGGAATACCACAACGGGCCAAAGAGCTCGTAGGTATCCACGGGATGAAAGGTTTGAAATGCGAAACGACCAGGAAGATTTGGGGAATTATTACCCCCTCTACGGTCATAGCTGAAGTGGCCATCAGCTAAAACCCAACCCCCCACATGCAAAAACCCCCTTGCAAAGATGCAGGGGGGTTTTTGTTATTGCTCGTAGGACTTTGCTCTAGCTTCTGCCCTTTTAACTTCGCGCTTCAGTTTTCGAATTGCTTGTTCTTGAGTGAGGTATCCAATGTCTACACCCCACTCGTATGCAGTGTGCTCAATTTGGGCCATCGTCATTTTGTCGAGCTCGCCACTGTCTACAATCTCGATGGCTAGTTTTAGCTCGTCCCTCACAGCAACCTTTCCTGCCCCTTCATTGTGATTTGGTCAGGGTTGTGAATCCACTGGCGACGCTTCATCCAATACACGGCGTGGCACCATGCGCTTTGGTCGTCCTTGGGATGCTGTGCCATTTTGAATGGTGCCCACTTTCGAGCCATGGGCAGAACGTCTTTTGGTTCCTGGAGAGTTATTTTTGCATTACTCCACTTTGCGGCTAGCTCAATTGCACCAATGATTCGAATCGTCTTGACCTCGTCCCAAAACCAGGTCTTCTTGCGAGGGTCATCATTTGAATTGACCCTGAAGTTTTCGACGGCGAAGAACATCTCACCATCTGGGTTTGCCTGCCTAATCCCCCATACGGTATGCAGAATGTCATGCAGCCCGTCGGTTGTGTAAATGTCCATGATCTTTGTGTCGCCGGTTCTGGTTTCGGTGTTGTATTTGATGTACACGAAACCATTGTTAACTTCGCCCGGGTCGATACCGAAAACGTGTTTAAATACCACTACTCCCCCTTTGCCTTATTAATTTCTTTGACCTTTTCCATCAACTTGTCGAAAGCCGTGTCGCCGCCAGTCTCAAATAGTTTTTGGACGTACGGCAAATTTCCAGTCAGCTTTCTGACAATGCGAACAATGTTGGCTAGGGCTTTAATTTCACCCTCAGTCAACATTACAACATGGCGTCTAGTCATCATCGTCCAATGACCCGAAGTCGATACCATCCATGAGGTCTGCCAAATCGGTTTTGGCTAGCACCTTATCCGCCTTACGCTTCGCTTCATCCGTCATGGCAATAGGAATCGCGTTGCGACGGAACATGAGCGGCTCACCCTTATCGACACCATTTTTGGAGGTTAGATGTGAAACGAAGGCTCCACCATTAGCGGAAAAGCGAGCCTTACAATTGATGATATGGACCTTCTTTTCGACTTCCCTTTGATCAAGGCCTCGCTTAATAACATCTTTCCTTTGGGCATCGTCTTCGACCATGATGATAATGGTTGAAGCGCTTTGAGCTACGCCCGAATGCCCGAAAAGTTCATTAAGAGTGATTTCAGCTGGATTACTAGCAATTCCAGCTGGCGGCTTTCGAGTGTGCGCTACAATGACCTGAGCCCAATTATATTTAGCCCTGACCATTCGAAGGAAATCAAGACTCTTGTTCACCTGAGCCTGATTGTTCATCTCTTCGCCAAATGAAACTGAGGCTGAGTCGATCAGTTGAATTTGAGCGCCACTCGCTTGAACGGTTCGAATGAATTCAAGCTGATGGGTTGACTCCCAAAGCTTGAACGGTGCAGGCTCCGAATAAGTAATAAACCTCTCCGAGAAAACTTTCTTCTCGTCGTCGTTCAAATTGGGGTACATATGGCGGAGCCGCTCGCCCAGCTCTAGCTCATTCATTTCAAGCGAGAACATGAGGGCTTTCATGTCCTCCGTGGCGGATTCACCCAGCGCCCACGTCATGCATGGGCGTCCCAAAATGATGTCAGCTACTAGCTGAATTGCGAGAATTGTTTTACCAGTTCCCGAAAGTCCGCCAAAGTAAATCAGGCCGCTATCAGGCAAGATATCCTGAACGATATACGATAGCTTTGTGTCATTCTCCATGACGTCCAAAGCATTTGATAGGCGCCTTGAACTTGCAATCTTTTCAGCAATTGAATTTTCTGTGGGTGCTGTTGCCTGTTTCGGAATAAATGCTCTACCAAACTCACTTTCGTCATCGCCGTCATCCGGCCCTACAGACCCCATTTGAAACTCCTCAACCAAACCAGGTCCTTTCTTAGTCCGCAGGGCTGAGCTGAAAAGAAACCCCCCAGGAGGCAAGGGCCGACTTGTTTACTCCTGGGGGGCGACTTTAGGGCTCAGGCCAGATTAGATCAGATTGACTTCAGCCTGAAGCGCATTTTCACCATCAATTGAAACCGTGACGGTTCCCGAAATTGTTGCCTTGCCGAGGAGCTCCTCAATGATTTCCTGCTTCTGCTCGTCCGTGATCTGAGACTTCGACTCGGCCTCATCTGCAATGTTCGTGTTGAACGATCCCTCAACGTGATCATCGTCCATGTCCTGAACAACTTCAGCAAGCGCAGAATTCAGGTTGTCCAGCTCATTCTCAGACCAGGGAGCGTCAGACTTGAAGCTGAAAGTAATGATGTTCGCCATTTGATTTTGTCCTTACGTCTCTGCGTCGATTGATTTGAGAGGGGCGGGGCGAGGGAAGCTCCGGGGGTTTGAACTTCCCTCGCCCCTATTCAGTTGGCTTTGTTTTGACTAGCCGAGCTCGCGCTCAAGCTCTTCCTTTGCGAGCTGCTCAGCAGTCTTCCCGCCATTCGAATTGCTCGAACCAGACGGAGTGAATTCGTCCGCACCATCCGAATTCGGCTCGTACGGCTTGTGACCGAAGATGTTGAACTGCCAGAAACCTTCAGGCGTCTTCTTTGCCTTGATCTTCGCAAGACAAATCTTGTGCACCAGATCGGAAGGCTTAACACCCCTCATCTGGTCCTTTGAAAAGCCCAGGGCCAGGTACAGATCGCGAAGGTCAATCAGAACCTGCTTATCCTTCGGCTCATTCTCCGGGTCCCAAGGAATCTGACCCTGAAGTGCCTTCGGAACCGGCAGGCGCGTCCAATTGCCGTTGCCGAGCTTTTCCGAAACCGGGTGGCCATCGTACTTCGGGTGCTCAACAGCCCACTTGACCATCATGCCAATCTTATCCTTATTGGCAGTCACCTTCGGCGGACCAACTTCAATGACACGGATCGGCCAGAAGTTATTTCCGAAGTCGAACGAATCGTCCGGGATGTTGTTGAGGTCAACACCAGCGTCATCAAAGATGCCGCCCTCGAACTCAATCTCGTCACTCATGCGTCAGTCTTACCTTTCTTCCATGCTTCAATGTGCTTCACGAATTCATCGTCCGAAACGAATACATCCGGGAAGTGGTACCGAGTCTTCACGGCAACACCATTGCCATTTGGCATTACCTGAAGTACACGCTTATTCGGGCCGTCCATCTTCAAATACGCCATCACTGAAACGTACTTGTTAATTTCCTTGAAAGCTGCTGCATGTGCATCAGCTCTCGTATTTGCACCGGGCGTGAGCTTATCCCCAATCCTCTGATGCGACAACATCACGACACTGCACCTTTCAAGGTTTGCAATGTCGGTGAGAATTGGCCTTATGCGCCCCTCAGACACAAGGTAATCGGGGCGACCGGCAACCTCGGCCGAGACTTTGCCTTTTTCGGTTGCCGCTCCGCTCTTTACAATCTCCTGGAGTTCATCACCAATCATTCCTGAAATGGTGTCCAAGACAATTGTATCGAAGCGTTCGCCATCGTAATGGACGAACTTGCCCTCTTCGATAAGCGGAATCATTCTCCGTGTCCAATCCCAGTTTTTAAACGGGATCACACGGACGTTTTTTT